AGACACCTTTTACCCTTGCAGCGATTTCCCCCGAGTGAAAAAAAATTGCTAACAAGTGATAGAAAAATCAAAACACCTGTTAGCAATGTGAAAATGTTTAATGAAAAGTTTTTTAGAATAAATCTAACTGTAAAAACTGATTTTCATTTTTATTATGTTTCCTTACATTCATTGTATATTTTTTATTTTGTTCTGAGACAAAATTGAAACACTCTTCTAAAGTATCAAAAGTTTTTATTTCTTTTAATTTTTTTCCTGTAGAATCATAACAGTAAACAATATTTTTATTTTTCATATCTCAACACCTTTTCTTAGAATATTTTCTATTTCTTTTAACTCTTCACTTAAGATAATTCTATTATTATTTGAGTTAATAATTTTTTCAATACTGAAAAAACCGTTAGGAACATCACCGATTTTTATTATTAAATCGGTATTGTAAATAGAATTATTACTACTTGCCTTTGCATTTTCATATAGTTTTATCTGTGGGGAAACATTGAATATACTTTCACTATCCACCGTAGAGTTATAAATCTGTATAGCATCGGTTTTCAGTATATACGGAACATCAAAACCGATATTACCGTTATATTTTTCCTGTAGATGCAATGTTTCATTTTCAACTAAATAAACATAAGCAACACAGACACCTGTAATCAAATTACACTTGTATTTTATATTTATAGTTTTATTTGCCATTATTGCACTATCCAATTTTACAACACCAATAAAGGGCAATATCAAATCTATATCTAGGTTTTTGTTGTCTAGTCCGTTTTGATAGAGTCCATTTATGGAAACATTACCTAAATCAAGAATAACATCATCATCATTAATCATAGGACATAAAATCCCCGTGTCATTTTTTCCGCAAATAATATTCGCGCTGCCGACACTTTCAGCATCGAGATATATTCTTTTTAAAGAAGTGATATATTGTCCTAAATCTTCAGTAACACCTGTAGAAATATTTACAAATCGGACTAAAGATAAATCTTTTAATATGTCTTTATCTGGTTTATACAGTAAAACAAGACCGTATTTATTGACAGTTTCACTGTCAAAGATAGCGGTTGCATAAATATCTATAGTGTATTCTGTTTGAACACCGCTAACATAGTAAAAATCACCTGTAGGAAGTGTTAAAGAATATTCCCTATTATTTATTTTTGTAAACTGTTGTTTTTCTATTGTTCCCTTTGTTATATTTTCGTCAATATATGGGATATCCTGGAAACTGTAATTTTCACTACAGGTTAAAATTAAAGTAACCTGTGAATGTTCAATAAATACCGATATATCGGGAGACACAACACAATTAGTCAGATGTGTTGTAACAATCGCCTGTTTTGGTTGTATTATTGCGCTTGCATTTACACTGATGACATCACCGCTAACCGGGATAAAACTATAACTAGCGGATGTTTTATCCTGTGTTAAAGAAAAGTTGTTTGTAACATCGTTTATTGATATTGTAGGAATAGCATTAAAATAATACCCTTTGTCAGCGGTCAAAGTTATTGTTTTTTGTGTTCCGTCAACTTCAACACTATTAGTATTACTAACACAATTTGTAAGATTGTTTGAAATATTTATAATCTCAACATCTCTATTTGCTACACCTGTTATAATATAATCTGTATTATATTGTGGTATGAGTGTTGCGGATGCGGTTGTTTTATCCTGTGATAATGTAAAAACAGTTTTATCTTCTATTAAATCAGCGTTAATGACCGGCTTATTATTTTCGTCAAAAATATAACCACTATTAGCGGTTAGTGTTATTGTGTTAGATTGTCTTAAATATAAAACGGTTGTTTCCGTACTACAATTAGTAAGATTTTTTGTTAATAATAATTCTGTTGCGGTTGCGGTTGCGTTTACGCTAATAACATCACCACTTTGTGGAGTAAAATTATATTGACAAGTATTTTCATTAACAATAGTAAAATCAGAATCAACACCGTTAATATTTATTTTTGGAGTGTTCCGGGAGTAAAAAGAAAAATAATTGTCAGCGGTCAAAGTTATTGTTTGAGATATTCCTACCGTTACGCTATTTTTATCGCTAGTACAATTTGCGAGATTGTTTGTTATATTGATTGTTTCCGCTATATTGTCTAAAAGAAAATTACCGTTAAACGAATGTGCAGCGGTCAAACTATCTGAATAAATAGAGCCACCATTAGAACTAGAATAAGAAAAGAAAATACAGTCGCTGCCATTTATTACAGGGGTAAAATAAAAAGTAGTATTTGAATATGGGGAAATCACCACTCTACTAGCGGAACTAGTCGATTTTTTGGTTATTGGATTTTTCAAAACCGTTATTGATATATGCTTACTGTATGAAGTGTTATGACTTTCAGATGAACTATTATACCCGTGCTCAAAAACTTCATAACTTAAACCACCCCAGGATTCCAACTCGGCTATTAAATCGCCTGTAAAAGTATCAAAACTCGGGACAAAAGTGTCAATAATATTTTTAATAACAGAATCATTAGAACTGAAACAAACTTCAACAGACTTAACTTTTCCCTGTAATTGTGAGATATTAGAAAAATCGTTAAAAGATTTTGCGCAAGTAGTTAATTTACTCGCATAAGTCAAATTCATTCCAAAATTAACAGACATAATCATACCCCCTTAATAGTAGACATATAAAGAAAGCCCGTTTGGCTAAACGGATTTTCTAAGTCTATTGACTGTATTAACTCTTTTTTATCGCCCATTTTACAATCAATAAAATTAGAGTTAGGATTGCTGCTTTCATTTATTTGAACCGTCATATTTTTTATATCACTATTGAAAGACATTAAAACATCTTCCCTTAATCTCATTTCAAACAAGGTTAAAGCGTTTATGTCGATATCTTCAATAAAATAATAACGGTTAAAATCTTCAATGTAACAGTAATTGTATTCTGAAAAATTGAAGTTATCACTTTTTAACATTATAACAGGGTTACAGACAGATACTTTGTTTTTTAAACTACCTGTCAAAACTAATTCATTATTCAATGTCTTATTAAGTTTATTTTCCCTGTCGTAAACTTTATAAAGTTTAATTTTCATAAAACACCCCTACAAAAATAAAGCCCTTTAATCAGTATAACCGATTAAAGGGTTATTGTCATTCAATTAGTTATTTTACTGAATAAAGAAAACAATGAAGTTTTCATCAAGGTCATTAAAATAACTACAATCGAACTTGTAGAAGTTATTGTAGAACTCTGCCTTAGGATTGTAATTGGTTGTTACTCGCCTATCCATATTACAAACGCCTAACGCGTTTCTATCGAACATAACACACATAATACCGCCCATCTCGATATTTTTAGTAGCGTTTTTATCTGTCTTAATAGTAACATTGATTTTAGCGACTTTTGAGCCGCTATAATCATCACCGCTACCTTGCCAATACGGGATAGTTGTAATGTCAGTAGGTAGAAGCAAATCATCTCTGTTATATGTATCACTTGCAAGATTAACGCGCATATTGGCGTAAAAATCTTGTAGCATGATGATGTTCAAATCTTCCTTAGATGTGAATCTAGGCTTACTGCCGACATTAAATAATGTTGACATTCTGGACATTCTTTTTGCGAATGTTGACAACATGATGCAGCACCATTTCAAAAAGTCCGTATCTGTCATACAAGTTATTTTTGTCAATGACTTGCTATATGTATCGTTGTACATCTTTAAAAGGTTAATAGCCTGTGGAGTTGATTCTGCCTTTGAGTAGTCGCCGTCATCAACATCTGGTATAGCATGGTTTATTACCTGTGCTATAGCGTTATTAATAGTTGACATTACAAGCGAATCAATTTTTACAGTCATCGAGCGCTCAACCGCATTGTAAAGCATTGAGACAAACGCGTTCAACTGTTCAGCATTGCTAAAACTTTCCTTTACCTGTCTTTCAGTGAATGACATGTCAACTTCAAAAGTTACTTTAGAGTTGTAGAACTTTGCCGACACTGTAGGTTTATAGAAAACATTAGGTGAATAGTCGACACCATCGGACAATTCCCATGACTTGTTTTCTACTGCTTCCGGTAAGTCCGCGCTGATTTTTTCGAGTACGCTACCAAACTCCCATTTATCCATAAGGACACTAGGAACACTTCCGGCGTAAGGACGGTTTACAAAAATCACTTTTCCAATATGGTCAACAAGTGATTTTACATAGTTATCGACATTGTTTCCGTTGATGATGGAAGTACCGATATCAACAATATTAGACAAGTCCTGTGCTACAATGTCAGTTTCCCCTAAAATGTCTTTTGTACTTGCGTTTACAAGTGAATAGACCTGTTCAATTTTCATATTTTACCCCCCTGGTTAATGTACGATATTAAAAATCGTAAAAATAATGTTTCCTGTGATTGTCAGACTATAAAATAAAAAATCTTTCCAATCTATTTTTCCGTCTTTGTTAAAGTCCTGTATTATTTCCATAATACATCCCCCTTAAACAAGTGTTGCACCTGTGAGCAATGCTCCACCTATAGTAGCAACCGCTGAAACATCTCCGCCATTACCGATAAAAGAAATAATAGCGTTGCCAACGAAAATAACAATATTAATAACTGTTATAATCAACTTTTTTGTTTCTGTTTTCATACTATGACCCCCTGTATGATTTTGTATACACTTGTAATATATCACTTAATCAACAACCTGTAAAGTGAACATGTCTTTTATAAAATCAATGATTTTATCAAGCATTGACTGTTTATAAAAATCTGTCAACGCTACAATATTTTTAATAGTAGTTTCCGTATCTGTCTTTTTTTCAGTGATGACATTATTAGTATCATTGCTATAATTGTTTTCGTTATCATCGGTCAAATCATCGGAATTAAAAGCGGATATACTGTTTTTACTAGTTGTTTCTGTTTTTTTATCTTCAGTTTTAATAACACCATTGTCTACGGATATTTCAGTTGTTAAAGCGTCTTTTACTTTTAACAAATCTTTGTAGCGTAAAAGCAAAAAAACATCAATAACTTCTTTTTGTTTTTCCTGTAAACTTGAAAATGTTTCATTGAAAATCGATTCTAACATCGGGGATATATTCAAGAATCCGATTTTAGATTTTATGAAAATATCGTACAATCTAACATCATCAGCGGAAAAACTACCGATTAAATCAGTCAATTTTTCATTGTCTACCGTTGCAAAAGTTTCTATAAATCCCCTGTGATTTTCAGAATTATAAAAACAATCGTTAAACGTTTTCATTTTCTACCCCCTGTTTTGTTCCGGAATCTGTTTTATTTTCCGTTGTTTCCTGTGTTTCCTGTGTTTCCTGTTTTTCCGTTGTTTCCTGTTTTTCCTGTGTTTCCGTTGTTTCCTGTTTTTCCTGTGTTTCCGTTGTTTCCTGTTTTTCCGTTTTTTCAGAATCGTTAAACTTTTCTTTATCCTGTAAATCGGCAATAGTTGTTTTTATCTCTTGTTCTTTTTGTTTCCAAACATTAGACAAATCAACTTCAATATTCAAACCGTACTTTTCATTTATCGCTTTAATTGCCTGTTGCCGGGAATAAAGCATATTTTCAATAAGTGGGGTTAAAGAATCTTCATTTAGTGATATTTCGCTAGTGTTTAGCCTTTCCCTTTTGCTATTCCAATTCGCATTTAAGCCGATAGAATTAAAAGCACTTGCCTTTATATATTGGTTTAATTCCATTAAATTATTTATCTGATTATTATTTGTATTGTTTAATGGAATTGATTTTAGACTTTCCAAAAAAGCATTATCGGCAATGATAGAAAAATCTCCGTTTTTAATCTTGTTCAAAAACAACTCGGCATTGCTTTTTGTCTTTTCGTCCGCGCTCGTTATTAAATACGGTATGCGGTTTAATACAGACAACATATTAAGCGATATTTCACAATCATTTAACATAATACCGTATTTTGAGAACAAGTGAAAAAATCCCTGTCTCTCGGAATCATTTTGAATCAAAACACAATCGGCGTTATTTTCCGTCTCATATTCCTTATTAAGGTTCAAGGCGACATTTACAACAATGTATTTATGCATCCTGTGATATACATTTTCTATCCCTGTAAAATCACCGTTAAACACATAAAAATCATTTTTTTCTTTTGTAAAGATACAATGTCCAAACATTAAAAGATATTTTTCAATGTCCTGTTTTTGAATCGTGTTAGGCAAGTTTTTATATTCAAACATTGCATAGCATCGACATAGCATATCATTGATAAAGTTCTGTAAATACAAATCTTTGTCAAACAGATATTTTTTGGCAAACTCAAATTGATAGTATTTTTTCATAAAATACCCCCTGTATAAAATAATATACACTGAATCAGTGTTTAACACAATTCATTAGATAATTGTGTATTGTTTCCCCTATGTCGTTAGACTGATAAAAGACTTTTTCAGTAGCGAAAAAATACGCTATTTTTTTATCCAATTTGTCGACGTTCCTTAAGATATTTTTCCTGTGGTAAAAATTGGAATCGATGTTCAATGAATAAATTAAAGCGTTTTTTTCTTTAATGGGAGTTGTTTTTTTATGGAAAAACAAAAACAAGTCGTCATTTTGTATGATATCGCCCTGTAAAATCTGATTGTCAAACATTACATAAAAAGAAAACAAACAGTCTTTTTCAAAGTTTATTCTTTGGTTTTCCCTTAGATGTGGATAAATATCTAGTTCCCATTTACCGCCCTTTATCATATTCAATTTAGCGTTATTAAACGCAAAATATGAGTTAGACTTGTTTTTTATTCCTTTTGACTCTTCACAATATTCTATTGCTAGAGTCAATTCAGAATCGCCAAACTTGTAAACATCTATACTCCCCTGTTTAACATCGTTCTTTATTCCAAACTCTTCAAAATAGGGGCTATATTTATTTACAGTGTTCCCACACATAAATATTTTATTGATTTTCCTATCCCTAATAATAGTCGATAGTACATTCATAAAAATAATAAACTCATCGGTTAAATAGTATTTCCTGGTTATAAACTCATCGAAAATAATATTGTCAATGTCTGGGTAACTTGTACTTTTATCGTGCTCCATATCCGACAACGCAAAATTAAAACAAAACGGTTTAGTATCGGCGATAAACTTTTTTTCTTTATCGTCATAATTTGCTAGAAAATATTTACCGTTGTAATACTTGATGTTTGAGTATTTGCCTTTAGTTATTTTATAAACTTCATTGTTAGTTATTAAAGCATTGAAAACAACTTCAGCACGCTTCCCGATAATATCATCACGCCACCGTCTTATATATGCAAACTGTTTTTTATAATCACTGTTCACATACTGTTCTAGACACCACTTCAAACAAGCATAGGTTTTACCGTTGGAACGTTCCCCGATTATCAAATTATAATCGGCGTTTTTACTCAAAATATTTTTAAGATTGTAGTATCTATTACCCATAAAAACACCGCCTTAAAAAATAGAATCCTGTCTTTTAATATCATCTTGTCTATTTTCGTTAAAATCATCCATAAAATAGACATCATGAAAAAACTTGTTATCTTGTAATGCTAGAGTAATACAGTTTCTAAAAAACTTACTCATACTTGAATTGTATTTGACTGAAAACTTTTTTCTTATATTTTCGTCTATCCAAAATGTTATTTGTCTTTTCATATATTCACCGCCTTAGATAAGATTATACAAAATTAGCACAATTTTGTATACTCTCAAAAAATAATAAATAGTCGTTCGCTATTGATAAATCATATTCACATTCTATTAAGTGAATCCCCGATAGTGTCTCGTATTGTGAGACATTGCCTAAATAGTCAGTTATAATACCCCCTTGAACATCGTCTATATATGTATGTATCCTTTTACCTGTATACTCTTTAGGAATAAATAATTTATTGTTAAAGTTTTCAAAAACTTTATCATTGCTTTTATACTTGTCTAACAAATAAGGCAAGGCAAGTTTTTTATTTATTCCCGACACTGTCAAATCTAGTTTACCGTCCTTTTCGACTAGATAGCGTTTACAACCTAAAGTCTTAAATCTATTATAAACACCTTCAAAATCCCATATTCCTATTAGTTTCTGTTTTCCCTGTTGGTTTTTAGGTTTTAGTGAATCTTCACTAAATCCAAAATGCAAGCAGCATTTTTTCAGTTTTTGATATATTTCATTATTGTAATTAATGAAATATTTTTTATGTTTATCAGCATTAAAGCATTTTACACTATCAGTATCACAATAAATAAAATCATTTTTCAATTCTTTTATTCCGGTGAACAGATTGTTTCTAGCGTAAGCAGTAATAAAAACTCCCCATAAATAATATGTAAATCGTGTTTTATCATCGTTGTAATCATTTACATTTTTTTCGTCAATGTCTTTATTTTCACAATTCCAGGTATCGTCGAGATATGTGTATTGTGGTTTAATCGGATTGTAGACAGTCATTCCATAAAGACTGTTTAGCATCTCTTTACTGATTAAATATTCAACTTCCTTTCCCTTTACCCCCTTTAATGTCGTTTTGTCTGAATAAAACTTTAACACACACCTTAAAATCTCTTTTGGTAAATAATCTCTTTTATAAAAATATGCTACCCCGATTTTAATTTTATCATAACTGTAAAATGTCTTTAGATTGTTATAATCAACATCGGTTAAAACTGTGAGTATATAATCAGCACTAAACAATCTTCCATTGTCGCTTTTAGCATTTTCTTTTTTCAAGCATTTTGATATTGAGATTATCGGTTGTAAATCTTTTGTAGTTTTTATATTCCATAACTCAACGGTAAAAAGACAACAATATTTTTTGATATAGTTTTCAAATTGTTCTATTGATAAATTGTCTTTCCGGGTCCCTTTTGACATAGGATATTTTTCAGATAACATGACAGTAGGATAACTACTCGTAAAATCATAACTAGAAACATTTTTACAAGTTATATTAGTATACAGGCTATTAGCGTGAGTGAATCCGCCCTGGAAAGCGAATCTGGCAATTTTATATTCAAGTGGGGTTAAAGTTAAAGACCTGTGAATCATACTAGCATATGCTTTATTCTTAAAACATTCCTTACGCGTATACCGTCTAACTCTTCCTGTGTTGGTCAACGGTATTTTATCCAATCTATTATATAATAGTATCTGTTCTTTAATATAAGCAGTAACGATTAGTACATCGTTGTAACAGTACGCTAATTCAGTCTCTGTTAATGGGGTTTTATCAGTTCTTAATAACTTATAGTCTAAATCACCCTGTAATTTTTCTATTTTTGTTAAGTGTATATCATCACACAATTTGGCAAGAGACTTGCCACTTAAAAGATATGAGCACTTAAAAGTTATAAAATCGGTTTTCGCAAATAATACTTTTCTGTTATCCATTGCGAAAACATCTACCCACTTAAAATATTTACGGATAAATTGGAACTCATAACTTAAATTGTGGACATACACAATTATATTTAGACCATTTATCAAGCGTTTAATTTTATTTGTGAATGTAACAAAATCTTCTAATGTTCTACCGGTAAAAATAAAATCATCAATAGCAAATTGCCATATATAGCACAATGAACTTTTAACAACATCATTTTCGTATTTTGGATTTTCCTTTAATCTTTTGTCGTATTCCTGTAGTGATATAACGGAATTAGTTTTTTTATCAATGAAAAAACTAGAAGTCTCTATGTCGAATGACATAGCAACATCTAAAACTTTTTTACCTTTAGAATTAAAAGTTTTGTATTGATGAAAATTAAAATTGTCTATCTGTGAAAAATCAAAAACTTTATATTCCATAAGTCGCCTTTAATATCTCCCCTGTTAATTTTTTTCTTTTAGCATCTTGTGCATTGTTCAACTAATATTGGTTTATTTTCCATAAGTCGCCTTTAATATCTCCCCGGTTAAATTGTCTTGTATCTCAATATAATTTTGAATACTGTCTATATTTTGCTGCAAAGTGTCATTCAATGAGATGACATCTTCATAAAGAAAGTCAATCTGTGGATTACTACCATATTTTAACGGAGACTTGCTAATAAAATCTCTTGTCCTACTGTCAAACTGATTAAGCATAAAATCAACTTCTTTTTTTGATAATGATAAATCACTAGATAATTTAGAAACATAATGATTATATTCTGTTTTAGTTGATATTCCACTTTCGTTTACTATTTTTGCCTGTGATAAAGCCCTTAATTTATCTTCTAAACTTCCCTTACGTGAGATATGGGTTATTCCTTTATCTTCAAAAATACCCTTTTGAAAATCGTTCATTCTTTTTAGTCGTTTGTTTGCCTTATCGACTTCACTTCTTAATGTTGCAAAGAACTCTTTATGGTCAATGTTTAACAATGCTTCTATTTTTTCACTATCTGTCATAATTACCCCCATATTATAAAGGGGTATATTACTATACCCCTGTTTTTAGTTATGAATGAAAATCAAACATTAAAAAGGTAGAGTCTCTTCAATATTTACCCATTCAACATTCACACACTCACGATTATATTTTTTAGAGTGGTATGTATTGATTTTAATACCACATTCCCCGTTATTGATAGCATTTACACTGTCAGCATCAGAGCAAATCGCCGCCGCGTTTTCGTTCTGTCCTGTAGGCAAATCAAAATTGAAAAAATCGTCGTCTTTTTCAAGTGAAACAAAATAACGAATCCCAAACTTGCCATTTACAGAAAAAACACCGTTTACTCTGTAAACTTCATTCAATTTGACATCATTTACCTTTTTGAATGGCAAATCTTTTTTAGCATTTTTGAAAGATGCTACAACTTTGTTCATTTTTGTAAAGTCCATAACTTTACTCCTTTTAATTAGTTTTAGATAAATAGTGTTATCTAGTACACCCGATTATTTAGAAACATTCAACGAATGTTTACCGGACAAATTAAACATTTTGATAAACTCATTATCAACTAAACTCTTTGTACATTCAATAGTCTTTTCAGTTGTTCCCCTGTGTTCATTTTCCCATTGTTCTACAAACCTGTTTATCTTGATTTTTATATCTTCATTCAAAAAATCAGCAATAACCAATTTATAAAAATCACTAGTAAAAAAAGTATAATCTTTTTCTTTTAGCCCTGTTGTTATCATTGCACATAAAAGAATTTTCCAACATTTAGAATTAAAACTTGCATAAATCATTTTATATCCCCTGTAATTTATGATTTACTTCTTAAAAGGCTCGATATACCACCAATACTCAATCTCATTATCATCTATCCACTCACCGTTCAGTTTTTCAAATTGAGTAAGAATCTTACCATATCCAATCTCATCTTCTGTAGGATGATATTCATAAGTTATACAGTTATACTCTTTTCCACTTTTAGTTCTTACTCTTACAAGTCTATCTATTTCCGGATAGTCTTTTTCCCAATCAAGTTTATGTAACTCTGTCATTCTTATATCCCCTGTAATTTATAATGTCATTATACAACTTTATACAAAATTGTCAATAGGTTTTTGAAAATATTTTTATTTTTTTACATTTTTTTCACTCGGGGGAAATCGGCTGCAAGGGTAAAAGGTGTCT